CAAAAGAACCTGAAGATGGCTCCACTTGTCAAGCGTATTGCTATGAATGGCAAGAAGGGCGACAAGCTTCACATTCCAAAGCCAACTCGTGGCGATGCAAATGCTAAGGCTGCTGACACTGCGGTTACTATCATTGCAAACACTGAGAGCGAACTGACTGTTGACATCGACCGTCACTTCGAATACTCACGTTTGATCGAAGACATCGTTGAAGTACAGGCGCTTTCTAGCCTCCGTCAGTTCTACACTGAAGACGCTGGTTATGCTCTTGCTACTAAAATCGACACTGACCTGCACTCTTGCGGTACTGGTTTTGGTGACGGTGGTTCAGTTGTGTTCTCTGGTTCAGTAGCTCCTACTGACTACCAGCACAGCGGTTGTTTCTTCAACGACGGCGGTACTACTACTCAGTACACCGACGACACTGTTGTTGCTGCTGACGTGTTTACTGATGCTTTCTTCCGTGACATGATTCAGAAGCTTGATGACAACAATGTACCTATGGAAAGCCGTGTACTTGTTATCCCACCTTCGGTTCGTAACACCATCATGGGCATCGACCGATACGTGTCTTCTGACTTTGTAACTGGTCAAGCAGTAAGCTCTGGTCTTATCGGTAACCTGTACGGTGTAGACATTTATGTCTCAAACAACTGTGCAACTATCGAAGCTGCAGCAGACAACACTGCGTCTTCTGTTGATACTCGTGCTGCACTCTTGTTCCACCGTGACGCGATTGTCATGGCAGAGCAACAGGCTGTACGTTCACAGACCCAGTACAAGCAGGAATACCTCTCAACTCTGTACACAGCTGATTGCCTGTACGGTGTTGAAGTATACCGTCCTGAAGCTGGTTTCGTTCTCGCAGTCGCAGAGTAACGATCTTAGGGGGTCAGCAATGGCCCCTTTTCCTTTTCTTTTGTAGGAGCTTTGAATGGCTTTATTTCGTGGCACAGGTGGATCTGGTGATGCTAGTACAGACACTTATGCGTCTGAAGTAGCTCTAGAAGCAACCAGAGCCTCTACAAAAGCAAACGAAGCTGCAGCGTCTGCTACGTCTGCGGCTAATGCACAGGCTGCTGCTGAGGCTGCTCAAGCTTCCGCAGAGACTGCACAGGCTAACGCAGAAACTGCAGAGGTAAACGCAGAAACAGCAGAGACTAATGCAGAGACTGCGGAAAATGCTGCGGTTGATGCTCAAACATCGGCTACTGCAGCTAAGACTGCAGCAGAGACAGCCCAGTCAGCAGCAGAAGTAGCCAAGACAGCGGCTGAGGCTGCTGAGACTAATGCAGAAACTGCAGAGACTAACGCTGCTACGTCCGCTACTACTGCTACTACTAAAGCATCTGAAGCATCCACATCAGCAACCAATGCTGCCTCTAGCGCCTCCTCAGCGTCCACCTCAGCCACAAACGCAGCTACCAGTGCTACTGCAGCACAAACTGCACAAACGGCTGCAGAAGCCGCTCAGACGGCTGCTGAGGCTGCTCAAGAAGCTATCGACGGTTTGTACCTTGGCACTGCTACTTCTAACCCTACCGTTGACCTTAACGGCAATGCCGTAACTGTAGGTGACTGGTACTTTAACACTAGTGACAACACAACAAGAATTTACGACGGTAGCAACTGGAATACCATTAACCCTGACCTTGTTGGTGACACTACGCCACAATTAGGCGGCGACCTTGCCAGTAACGGTAATGACATCTTATTTGCTGACAACGATAAAGCTATTTTTGGTGCAGGAAGTGACCTTGAAGTCTACCACGACGGCACTGACTCCTACATTAAAGAAAACAACTCAGTAGGAAGTTTGGTAATACAAGGAACAAATGTTCTTTTTAAAGATTCTTTAGACAATGATTTAATAAGAGCAATCTCTGGAAATTTTGTTGCTCTTTACCATAACAACGTAAATCGTTTTTCTACACTGTCGGACGGAATTAATGTTACAGGAAACATTACTGTATCAGGGTCTGTTGATGGTCGTGACGTAGCTACAGACGGGTCTAAATTAGACAACATTGAACTTAACGCAGACGTAACCGACACAGCCAATGTAACAGCCGCTGGTGCTTTGATGGACAGTGAGGTTACTAACCTTGCACAGGTCAAGGCGTTTGACTCTGCTGACTACGCTACTGCGGCGCAAGGCTCTACTGCTGACTCTGCACTGCAGAACGTAGTAGAAGACACCACGCCACAATTGGGTGGTAATCTTGACCTTAACGGTAATGATATTACTGGCACAGGTAACATCAATATTACTGGCGATACAACATTAACAGGTAATAAAAGTGTTAAGCTGCCTCGTGACGGTGCTGGTTTTGTTGACAGAGGTATAAAGTTTCACGACACGTTAGGCGGTACTGAAATACTTGCTGACTCTTCTGACAATCTTACTATAAAATCAGTAGGACATGTTGTTGTTAACGCTAACGACGGCGAAATAAAAATTAAAGACGGCGGTAGTGCTTTTGCAGGACAAATAGACCTTGCAAATGATAACAATGTTACTGTATCTGCTCTTATTGCTAATAAAGATATAATTTTTAAAGGTAATGACCACGACGGTATTTCAGGAGTTAGTATTACTGCATTAACTCTTGATATGTCAGATGCTGGTAAAGCACTGTTTAATGCTGGTGCTGATTTTGGAGCAGACATTAGTGTAACTGGAACAGTAGCCGCTACAAATGTAACTTCTAACGGTAATAACGTATTAACAACATCGTCAACGATTGACGGGGGAACTTATTAATGACCACGATTAAATTAAAGAATGGTTCTGGCGCACCAACAGCTGGGGATCTTGCTCAGGGCGAACCCGCATTAGACTTGACCAACAAGCGCCTGTACACAGAAGACTCAGGCGGTACTGTTATTGAGGTAGGTACTAATCCCGGTGTGGACGTAACCTTCGCTGACAACCGTAAGGCTGTCTTCGGTGCTGACTCTGACCTACAGATTTATCATGATGGGTCTGCTAGTTACATTGCTGATACAGGTACTGGCACATTAAACATTAAGGCATCAGGTAGCATTCGTTTACGTGGTAATGACACAGATGAACTTCTTGCACGATTTAACGAGAACGGCAGTAATCAGTTTTACTATGATAGCTCAGAAAAACTAGCCACCACGAACACAGGCATCGACGTAACGGGTAGTGTGACGGCTGATGGTTTGACTGTTGATGGTGACGGTACTTTACAAACGTCTGATGGGGCAATATTAAGCATCGGCACAACGGACACCTCAGCAACTACTGGAGACGTAATTGGTCAGGTTACTTTTGCAAATGCCGACGCTAGTCCCAATAAAGCAAATGCAGAAATACGAGGAATGGCCAATGATGCCTTTGGCAGAACTAATATAGATTTTCGAACGGGCAATTCAGGAACGCTAAATACTAGAGCTTTAATTTCGTGGGACGGAGACATCAGCTTCTACGAAGACACTGGCACGACTGCGAAGTTGTTCTGGGATGCGTCTGAGGAGTCTTTGGGTATTGGCACTAGCAGTCCAGATACTCAGCTTACGCTATATAAAGCTAGTACAAACGCAGACGTAAACTACGCAAAAATGCGTATGGATTCTTGGGGTGGTAGTACAGGCAAACTAAAAAGTATTGCATGGGATGATAACGGAAGCCCAGTTGCCGCTATAGGCGCAGAATACGATGGTTCTAAAACTAACATTCATTTCCATAGTCAGTACAACGGAGCCTTTAAGGGAACTTCTGACAGAACCATGTCTATTATGGGCAACGGCAACGTCGGTATTGGCACTAGCAGTCCAAGCTTTCCTTTAGAGGTTGATGGCGGTACTGGCGACGGTATTAAAATCAAAGCAGGAAACACCTCTAATGATGATTCTTTTTTAGTTGCGAATAGTTCTAACACTACTATGTTTTTAGTAGATGGTGGCGGTCAAGTAGGTATTGGTACGACTTCACCATCAGGTGAGCTTCATGTTGTTGGAACAAGTGGTGGTAATGGTGATGTTTATGTTGGAAGAACCTCAGGTGCAGAAATACATACACAAGCACAATCTGCTCTTGGAATATTTGGAACTTCATCAAACCATGATTTAGTCTTTAAAACTAATGATACGCAAAGAATGCGTATTGACACATCAGGCAACTTGTTGGTTGGGACTACTGATAGATTAGTTGCAGACGGCACAGGCACAGGCTTAGTGTTGGGCGGGCAAAGTGACCTACTTCATGTTTCTCGTAGCGGAGGTGATTGCGCTAAGTTTAATAGAGTCAGTAATGACGGAGCTATTGCTACTTTTGCTGCAGACGGCACACCAGTCGGTCAAATAAATGCTAGATCAGGTGACCTTGTTATAGGTACTGGCACAACTGGTCTTCAGTTTTACGATGTAGGAAATGCTATATTCCCTTTAAGCGCCTCTGGTAATACTAACAGAGATGCCGCTATAGACTTAGGTGAAGGAAGCAACCGCTTCAAAGATCTTTACCTGTCAGGCAGGGTTGTTGCTGACGGCGTGACAACATCAGCACACGCATGGTCATCACAATCTGATTCAACTTCTTCTAGTGCGCATTTGTATTTTAGAAACCCCAATGGTTTTGTTGGAAATATATCAACAAGCGGTACTGCTACTGCTTATAACACTTCGTCTGACTACCGCCTCAAAGAAAACGTAGTAGCTATGTCAGGTGCTACTGAAAGACTCAAACAGTTAGCACCCAAGCGATTTAATTTCATTGCTGACGCTGATACAACTGTGGATGGTTTCTTAGCACACGAAGTTGCAGATGTTGTACCTGAAGCGGTTACGGGCGCTAAAGATGCTGTAGATGATGATGGTAATGCAGTGTACCAAGGCATTGACCAAAGCAAACTTGTGCCGCTACTCGTGGCAACAATCCAAGAACTTGAGGCACGTATTGCCGCACTTGAATCTAACTAAGGAGCTAACTAATGGCTACATGGACTATCGCAAACCTTGAGCGTAACGTGGCAGACGGCGGTGTAACCGTTGCACACTGGCGTGTTACTGAAGTAGACGGAGACTTCTCCGCATCATCATACGGCACTGTAGGCTTTACACCTGACGCTGACGCTGATGACTTTGTTGCTTACGACAGTCTGACAGAAGAAGTTGTTATGGGCTGGGTACACGCAGAGGTAGACCAGAGTGCTACTGAAGCGGCACTGACTGCTAACATTGAAGCACAGAAGAATCCTGTGTCTGCTGATGGTATGCCTTGGTAAAAACTTTAGTACTCTACTTAGTACTAGAAGGAGGTACTTCAGCATACGTAGGCAGACGAGTTGTTTACCACACAGTATGTGAATATAAGGAGGTAGACTCAGAGTCAGACAAACGCTACCGATGGTATGTCCAAGGCATATATAGTTGTCCTAAGTACGTAAGGTATAACGATGATTGATCCAGTAACAGCTATAGCCGCAGCATCTAAAGCCTTTGCGATGACTAAGGCGTTTGTTGAAGCTGGACGTTCTGCAGAAGACACGCTAGGACAAGTAGCTAAGTGGTACGGTGCAGCTAGTGACGTACTGTTTGATGAGTCGAAGAAGAGCAACCCGAATCCTTTTAAGAAGATGGTGTTTGCTAAGTCTGCCGAAGCTGAAGCACTAGAGGCTTTTGCAAGAAAGAAGAAGATAGAAGCTCAACGCAAAGAACTACACAGCATCATAGGCATGGCTTATGGTAACCAAGGTTTACAAGAGTTGAGAGACATTAAGAAGCAAGTAATAAAACAACGACAGGACGCTGTTTACCGACAGCAGGAACTAAAAGAACAAATACTAGGCACATTGTTAGCTTTTGTTGGCTTAGGTGTCGTAGCAGTTCTAGTAATATTCATTGCAGGTGGTTTTAAATGACAAAAACAGAAGAACTTATTGCGAGACTTGAGGGACATGAGAAAGAGTGTCTAGTGCGGTACGACATGATCCAACGTCAGCTTGATTCAGCAGGTAAGGACATTGCTGTCAATCGTCAGGCTGTCTTTGCTCTGTATCCTTTTATTCTTGGTGCCATTGTCTTTGCTGAGTACATACGATGATTGAAGCACTCATAGGGCCTGTTACAGGGCTTCTAGACAAGTTTGTAGAGGACAAGGACCAGAAGGCTAAGCTGGCCCACGAAGTCGCTACAATGGCTCAGAGACACGCTCAGGAGCTTGCTAAGGCACAGCTAGAGGTTAACAAAGTAGAAGCAGCACACAAGTCGTTGTTTGTCTCTGGTTGGAGACCTGCAGTTGGCTGGTGTTGTGTCTTGGGTATGATGGGTAACTTTATGGTTATACCTTTTACTAACTTTGTACTAGCTTTGTTGGCTATTGAAGTCACTATACCACTCATTGACCTAGAGACTATGATGCCTGTACTGATGGGTATGCTTGGTCTTGGCGCTATGCGCTCTTATGAGAAAACCAAGGGCGTGTCGAGGGAAAAGTAAATGGCATATTACGTAGGTACACAACAGTTTCCTAGTGTTTATGCAGCAGCTAGGTTTTTAGCTAAGAATCCTCAACCGGGAGTTAGCATTACGTCTA